TTGCGTGAAGATATGAAAATGGTATCAGACGCATTATATAGATTAGAGGATAAATTAGATAAAGTATTAGAAAGAGGAGGAAAGTAAGATGGCAACGCAAGATGCTCAAGGTAATATAATATTTACTCCAGAGGAGGAAGAGGCATACAAAGAAGCAAATCCAGATGTGGCTGCTGCTATTGATGCAGGTACTATAACTGCATCACAACATTATAATATATTTGGGTGGAAAGAACCTAGAGCAGGTATACCTGAAGGATTACCTTCCAATATTCAACCTGAAACCCCTACACCTGAGTATCTTACAAAAGCACAATTTGATGAAAGTATAGCAAATCTTCCTGCACCTGTCGTTCAAGGTGGTGGTGGTGACTTCAGAACCATGAACATCACTCAAGCACCAGAAATAGATTATGGTCGTATTCAAGGTTTTGTAGGTGTTCCTGAAATTAGAGATGAAGAAGGTAATATCACTCAACAGGCAACAGGTATATATGCTCAACAACCTACAGGATTAATGGCAGCACAAGAAGCTACTCAACAGGCAATAGGTCAGGCAGCAGTTGATCCAGACACAGGAGAAGTAATACAACCTGCAACACTATTTGAAGGTCAGTCTGCATTAGGTGCAGGTCAGGCACAATTAGGTACACAACTAGGAGCAGGTCAGGCAGGACTTATGGCAGGACAACAGACATTAGGTGAAGGTCAGGCAACACTAGGTCAAGCTATAGGTGTTCCAGATGAACAACAACCTCAAACACTGTTTGGTGGTCAAATGGCTTTAGGTCAGGGTCAGGCAGGTATTCAAACAGGAGTTACTGGATTAGGTAGAGATTTAAGTAGCTTAACAGGAAATATCAGTGATTTTGAAAGAATGCAAAGAGCATATCAAACTAGGGCTGAAGGACAAAGAGCGCAGGGCAGAGAAATTGGTATGACTACTAGAGAGCAGTTAGAGGATCAGTTAAGAACTGTAGGATCTCAAACTAATAGAATAGCAGAGCAACAGGCACAACAAAGACAACGAAGTATGATGGGTCCACGACCACAGGCACAACAAGCCCCAATGATACCTCAAGCACAACAGGCCACTCAGGCAGCACAAATAGCAGGACAGAACCTTAGAAATTTTGCCCCTCAACAAGGAGGAATGATGGGTCCAACTGGACCTACTGCTATTGATCCTAGAGATCAAGTCGGTTTTGGACCTACTAGAAGTCCAGTTTAATAGGAGAACAAGATGGCTACTCCAAAACCTAGAACAAGAATACGAGGAGGATCATATGAAATATTTGATCCTACTTATGGTCAAGATGGCGAATTTCGTAGAATGTCTCTTAAAGAGATTCAGGATGCAGGAATAACTTTACCTGAAAACTTTGGAGGGTTTAGAGAAACTCCTCAAGGAAAGGTAAGAATTAAAGATCCAGATACAGGTTTGTATGTATTTACAGATCCTCCACCTGATCCTAATGCTCCACCACCACCTAAAACACCAGAGCAGATAGCACAGGAACAGTTTGATCAGTCTATTTCATCTTACTTAGACCCTCAAGGCAATATTCGTGAAGACTTACTGGGTGGTGATTTTAATCTTACTACGCAACAGTTAAGAGATTTAAGGAATCAAGGCAATACTGCACAGTTAGATGCTACCCTTGAAAACCTAAAAGGCAGACAGACAGCTAGAGATACTGGATTTTTAGGTGCATTTGATGATCCAACTAAAGTACAGGCATTCTTAGGAGCGCAGGGTACTAAAAAAGGAGATGTAGATGCATACGGTCAATTAACTGCTCAAGGCCAACAGGCACAAATGGCAGTTAATCCTCAATTAATACAAGGAACATTTAACGAACAACAATATCTACAAGCAAATCCAGACGTAGCTCAAGCTGTAGCTAGAGGAGATTTTGCATCAGGTAAGGCACACTTTGATACTTTTGGTCAGACTGAAGGTAGAGATATGCCAACAACAGGTGGCACTGAATTTAAACCTATACTGCAAACTGTTAAACCTGAAGAATTAATGGACCCTGCTAGATATCAGGTAGATCCTAGAGGTATTGTAGCTCCTACTTCAACAGTTCAGAATGTGCAGACAGGAACAGTAGCACCTACTACTCAAATTGAAAGAGTTACTGCTGCAACATCGTTACCTCAAGTACAGCAACAAGAGATAACAGCAGCTAGACAAACTGATTTAAGAGATTTAGTATCCGCACAAGAAGAACAGGTAGCAGTAGAGTCTACAGTACAGGGTCAGATTGCTAGTCTTACTTCTCAGTTTGATGGTGGTGAGATTCCATCATGGGCTGCACCATCAATACGATTAGCAGAACAAAGGTTAGCTGCACGAGGTATGGGTGCATCAAGTATGGCAGGAGCATCTATAGTACAGGCTGCTATGGAAGCTGCTACTCCAATAGCTGCTGCTGATGCTCAGACGTTTGCTAGATTTCAACAAGCTAATTTAAACAACAGACAACAGGCAGAGGTGTTAAATGCACAACAAACCTTACAATTAGATTTAGCTAATTTAAATAACGAACAACAAGCAAACGTATTAAACTCACAGCAAAGAGTACAGGCTATATTTAATGATCAGGCAGCAGTAAACTCATCTAGACAGTTTAACGCTCGTAACGAACAGCAGAATGATCAGTTTTTTGCATCTATGTTTAATGAGACAAGTAAGTTTAATGCACAACAGCAGAATGCAATAGCACAGTTTAACGCTGGTCAAGAAAACACTATGTCTCAGTTTAATGCTAATTTAGAAAATCAGAGAGAACAATTTAATACTAAAAATAGTATTTTAATAGATCAGTCTAATACTGTGTGGCGTAGACAGATCAATACTCAAAATACTGCATTGCAGAATGCAGCTAATCAGATGAATGTTATGAATAGATTTAACATGAGCCAGACTGCATTAAACAATCGTTGGCAACAGTTTAGAGACAACGAGTTTTGGGCTAGAACAACTTCTAGGGATAATGATCAATATGCTAAGAAAATTGCATATGCATCATTTATATATAATAAACAAGCAGATCAGGCTTTTGCAGATACTTTAGGATCTTTTGGTTTTGACTTTGCTTCTAAGTTGGGTCAGAGCTTTTTTAACAGTGGAACAGGTCAAGAGATAACTTCAGGTATTTCTGATGCTATTTCTAGCGGTGTAGAGGCTATTACTGGTGGTGGTAGTGATTTAGTGGATACTGGTGCAAGTTTTCTAGAAGAAACAGGCTTTTTTGAATAAGGATAACATAAATGCTTACATTTGGAACAGCAGTAAATTTAGGATTTAAAGCATTAGGAATGCTTGGAAAAAAAGGTAAGAGTTCTAGAGAAACTCCACTACAAGCGGCTGCTAGAGGACTAGCATCGTCAGGGTATCAAACATCATCTATTGCAACTCCAGGTAGACCTGATACAGGTGGTGTAAAAAAAGCTAAAGGATCTGCTGAGATGTATGATTACTATAGAATGGTTGCAACAGCTAAACTCGTAGCAGATAGATTAGATCCAGAGTCAGGTACAAAAGTAGGTAAATTTGGAGCCATAAAAGAAAGTTCAATAGGTTAGGAGGAGATATGTCGATATCAGATCAATTTTTAGGGGATGGTCCAATTCCAGGAGCTTCTTTTACAGAGGAGTTAGGAACTGCTCCTTGGCAAAAACCACCAAGAATAACATCTCCAACAGAAGCATTTAGTGAGTTCTTGAGGGTTTTAGAAAGGGATAATAACTATGATATGTTAGTATTTTGTATGGAAGAGGGATTACCTATTGAAGGTATTACAAATACAATAGTTAATAATATGGTTGCTGGTGGTACAATTACCTATGACGTTGCATTGCTGATGACACCCGAAGTTAGTCGGGTAATAAAAGCAATAGGAGACAATGCAGAGGTAGAATATATAGAAAGAATACCTAGACAGGTTGATACAGAACTAGTTGAAATGCAACTAGAAAAAATAAAAAGAGATAAAAGTAAAGAACCAGAACCAGAGCCAGAGGAAAAAGAAGAAAAGAAAGAACCTGAAGATAAAGAAAAACCCAAAAGAAAAGGTTTAATGGGGGCTTAATATGGCATCATTTTTTAAAAGAGTACTTACAGCTGCGTTAGAGCGTAGGGAAGAAGTAAGAGATATTGAACTTGCTAGACAGGAAAAAGCTGTAGAGGTTGGTGTAGATCGACTTAAAAAAGCAGAACAAAATAGGATAAAAAAGTTAGAGGTAATTAAAAAAGGCACAAGAGCAGCCTTACCTATAGTCGATGCTGTAAAAGCTCAAAAGGGTATTGATGTAAGTCCTGAACTCGCTTTGGCTACACTTTCCGCATCAAATAATGATTCAGAACTAGCTATGAAAGTTTTATTAAGTAAAGGTTCACAATTAAAGCAAGTACAAACTGACGCATCTAAAGCTGAAAAACAAACACAAGAGTTACTATCTCAACCTACAACAATGCCAGCTAGTGTTCAAGCTGGTCAAGAAGCAGGTCAGATGGCAATACAGGCAACTAGAGCAGGTGAGTCAAAAGTAGGTGATATGTTTGTAAACGCTTTATTTGGAGCATTAACAGGACAACCTAATAGAAGCACTAGAGATATAATAAAAGAAAGATATGTTTCATTGTTTCCTGATGCTATGGAGGGTGAAAAGAATTACGAACAAGCAACAGCGTATTTATCTAAAGTTATAAGTGGTGAAGAAACTGATGACGATATGCCTACGTTACAAGGTGAAGAAGCAGGTATTATCTTACCAGCTATAAGCAGAGAAAAAGATAGAGAACCTTTTATGAATAAATTACCTACTGCTGTTCTTCGTGCATTAAAAGAGGATTATAAAAAAGCTGATGTAATTCGACAAAATTTTGATATACCTCCAGGTCTATCTTTATCCCAAGCAAAAGAGTATATACTTAGAAGCAATAAAAAGGGAATTACTAAAGAACAGGCACTAGAAGAGATAGATAAAGTAGGTAACAGAAGAATAGCTATTGAAGAAAGAGCAAGAGATCTTTTTAATTCTGGATTACTGCCACTAGGATCTACAGCTTTTGAGGCTGTAAAAGAAGCAGAAAGACAATTAGATAATGGTTTAGACATAAGAGGTGTAGTTATACCTGCTAATGAAGAAAATCCAAATGCTCAATTTACAAAGGACAATATGAAACTTGCATTGACAAATAAAAAAGTCCTAAGAGAAACTAATATTAAAAAGAAAACTCAAGACTTATTAAGCATTGAAGATCCTGCTAAATTATTACAATGGGCTAGAAAAAATATTAAAAAAGAAAATGTAGAAAGGGATTTTGAAGGTCTTAAAATACGAAAGATTCAAGGTAAGTTTATTGCCACAAGAGAAGATGGTAAACAATTTTTATTAAAACAAGAAGGTGTAGGTGACGGACTAAGAGGCTTAGTTGTTGATAAAGAATTGGGTGCAGAATGAGTGAAAGAACTGAAACTGACTTCAACGATTTAAATACTAGAAATAGTTTAGTCAATAATACTGTTTTTGTAAATAAAGCACAAAATGTACTAACAGAAGTATTTGGTGATGAAGAACTATATGAAACTGATGAAGATGTTATTGATGCATTTTATCAGAATTTTCGTGGTGTTGATGTTAATACTTTGGATTCAATGAGATTATATAATAAAATTGGTAACATAGATGATTCTGTGAAACAAGATTTAAAAGAAGTTTATGAGGTGTATAGAGCGTTACCTAACTTTTGGGAAGATGATACTGCTAGTGCAGGACAAGCATTTATAGATTATGCTTTAGGTATATTTAGTGATCCTTTAACATATGCATCTGTAATTGGTGGTTCTGGTGCTGCTGCCAAAGCTGCTGCATCTGGATTAGTTATGGCAGGTATAAAAAATGCAACAACAGCAGGATTAAAAACTGCTGCAATAACAAGCACTGGAATAGATGCAGCCAGTTCTGTTTTAGGTGATGCTTATGTGCAAAATGCAGAAAAAGAGTTAGAGTTAAGAGAAGAATATAGTATAGCTCAAGGAGCATTGGCAGCAGTCTCTACAGTAATTCCAGTAGCAGCCGTTAGTGCAGCCGTACCTGCTATTAAAGCAGGATTTAAAAAGATTAAACCTTCATCTACAGATATGGTTAAAGCTATAAGAGAGGGCAAAGAAGTATATTTGAAAGGTAGTGATGCAGGACAAGCGTTTCTTAAAAACGAAATGGTTGAAGGTAGTTTTGTTAATATACCTCAAAAAACAAAAACAGGAGAAAAATTTATTGATGAAAATTTAGGATATGTTGAAACTATAGATCGGACAAATAATACTGCTGTAGTTAATGTAGGATTTGATGATGAGACAGGAAATGCAATACAAAAAACTGTATCATTAAAAAAATTACAATTAGAAGATCCGTTTTCTACAAGAGTTCAAAAGAAAATAAATAAACAAGTTTTAAAAGATTCTCAAATATATAATACCGTTGCTGCAAAAGAAGGTTTTGAACAACTACAAAAAGAAATAATGGAAACATTAGGCATAAAACAAAGCGATATGCCTAGCGTTAATTTTATTCTCAGTGAAGAAGCTATAGGAAGATTAAACAATGTGTATTCAGATATCATCTTAGAATCTAAAATGATTTATAATCCTAATAAAAGAATATCACAAAATGTAGCAGATGCTATAAGAAACGGAATGGGTGGATTTACTCAAGAAAGATTGTCTGAAATATTAGCAATGCATAGAATAAGTGCTGCTGAGTTTACAGCGTTTACTTCTGGGGGGTACATGGGTAGTATCAGTCAGGCTGCTAGTCTTTTAAGTAAACAAGGTAAACTTAAAAAAGATTTAACAAAAGAATTTTTGTCTGCATTAAATGGTGGTATTAATGCAAGATACAAAAAAATAACTCAAAAATTAAAACCAGAAGAGTATTATGTTACAATAGGAAAAGAAGCATCTGAAAAACTTGAAGGTAAAAAATACATAGGTGGTAGTGGAAAGAAAAGTGAAGCAGATCCTAAAGGTTATGATGATATAAATATAAAAAATGCAATATCAGATATTGTAGGAAACAAAGATTTTACTCCAGATGCAGAAGCGTATTTTACTCAAGCATTAGCAGAGAGAGGTAAAACAGATAAGTGGGTAAGAAGTCTAGGTGATGACTCTTTTGTAAACAGAATTATTAGATTAGGTATGATATCTCAACCTGCAACCACTGTTCGTAACATAATAGGTTTTGTAGTAAGATCTCCAGTGGACGCTGTTACAAGATCGTTTGATAATGCTATAACTTCTGTATTTAATATGGCTGGAGGAGGACAGCAAGTGCGTCCTGTTAAGTGGTTAGATGGGTGGGATCATATATCGTCATTATTTAATCCTCAAGAACATAAAATGCTGGTAGATTTTATAGCCTCTCAAAATCCAGAAATAAGAAAAAAGCTATTTAGTGGTCCTGAAGCATTTATGGAATCTATGGAATTAACCAAAGGTTTAAAAGGAGATAAAACAGGAATAATAAATAGAACAACAAATGGCGTAGAAAAAATGTTTGTAAAATTTAATGTGCTAAACCAATTACAGGACAGGTACAATAAATCACAAGCATTTACTGTAGGTTTAAAACATTCTATGTGGAGGGATGGACTAGATTTTTTTGAATTTGTAAGAAAAGGTGAGTTAGAAAAGATAGATCCAAGATATTATGAAGAAGCTATGGAGTGGGCTTTAGAAGCAAACTACCAACTTCCAGGATTAGAAAAGTATCCTTTTGCAAATATGTTACAGATGGCATCTAAATTACCTTTCGGTCTAGGTGCTGCTGTAATGCCTTTCCCAAAATTCTTTTTTAACAGCGTAAGATATATGTATCAACATAGCCCTGTTGCAACTGCTACTACCGCAATAGATTTAGCAGTAAGAAATTCTAAGCGAAAAGAGTTAGGTAAACTTACTAGCTTTGAAAAGCAAAAGTATATAAGAAAAATAAGTCAACAGATGGCTGGTAGTAGTTTAATTTTAACTGCTTTTGCTCTAAGAAACTCTGAATACGCAGGTGAGAAATGGAATGAGTTATTTGATTATGACGGTGGTATATTAGATATTGCCACATGGTATCCTCTAGCACCAGCATTATATATTGCTGAAGGAATAAAACAACTTTTAGACTTTGATAATGTAAGTGACGTAGTAAAAAATACTGCCAGAGTATTTGGTTGGGAACCATCAAAAGAATATAGATCGGGAAGCTGGACTGATTTTACTACAGGTTATTCTGAAGAGTGGCGATTAAATTTTGGTAAAGCATTTGGTGGACCAACAACACGATCAGGTGTTTTTAAAATAATGGACGCAAACTTTTTAGCATCGTTAGTGTCTGGTGATGAAGATGCTGCTGGTGTAACCCAATCTTTACTAGGACAGTATATGGGATCTGTTTTAGGTGCAGTGTTACAGCCTGTAAAGATACCGACTGATATATATAGAGAATTTAACTTATCAGATGAGGTTAGATTATATAGAGAACACAGGACTTCTAAAGGGTTTATGGATAATTTTGTAAACATAATATTAAAGGATACACCTTTTGCAGAAGAACAATTAGTGACAGAAGATTCAGGACTAATTCAAGTTAATGATGATGGCTCTGTTGCTGGTTTTGCATTAACTCCTCCTGAGGAGGGTAAATTTGTACCTGCATACAAATATACTGCACTTAACCCTAAACCTTTAAGAATATCAGCACCTTTAATGAAGCAACTTACAGGTGCTTTTAGAAGAGATAAAAGAACAGCAGTTGAATCTGAATTTGCTAGATTAGGTATACCTGAATTTAAATTATTTAGAAGAACAAAGATACCTGAGTATGATCGTGTGTTAAAAGGTTTAACTGCAAAATTTATTTCAGGACCACTGTATGAGTACATAAACAGTAAAGAATATAGAGAAATAGATGATATTGTTTTAAAAACTTTTCTGTTAAATAAAGTAGCTAGTAAAATGAAATCTCAAGTTAGCAGTAAGGTAAACTCTTTAACAGTTCCTGGAATAATGAATAAGATAAATAGGCATAAACCTGTTGTAAAAAGATATATAATAGACGCTGCAATGGAAGCAGGTATGTTAAACAAAGATGGAGAAGTAACAGATAAATATAGCATCAAAGGTTTTTCTGGAGAAGAATTACAATTAATTGAACAAGCAAGTAAAAATTTTACTAAGTATATAACAGGAGTAAGTAAACTGTATATGTATCAAGGTAATCAATAATGCAATCACTGGACAGCATATCACTGGACCTAACCAATGCCCTAGTACCCCTCATTGCTATCTTCCTCAGTCTAGGGCTTGGTTTTTTTATAAAAGACCTACTAACAAATTTTATTACTGGTATTAGATTTAAATTTGATGGCAGTTTTAATGAAGGAGATAAATGCATTGTTGATGGAGACAGGGCAGTGCTAGTTAAAGTAGGAATATATGAGAGCGTATTTGCCATAACTAATGGTAGAGGCCATGTCTGGAGATATGTTCCTAATGAAAGAATTAAGTTTCTAAAAATAGAAAAGATAATAGAGGAGCCTAAAGAATGATTACAATACTAGGATCATTAATTGGTTTTGCAGGATCTGCATTACCAAAAGCATTTGATATGTTCTCAGATTGGCAAGACAGAAAACACGAATTGGCAATGATGGATCGTCAGATAGAGGCATCCAAATTAGCACATACGCAAAAACTAGAAGCACTTAATATAGAAGCAGATATAAGTGAAAGCAAGGCTTTATACAAACATGATCAGTCCATGAAGTCTACAGGGTTTATGGCAGGATTAAGAGCCAGTGTCAGACCAGTTATAACATATTTATTCTTTACACTGTTTGCAGCTATTAAAGGTACGGCACTGTATGGTTTAATATATACTGACGGTATTGTATGGGAAATAGCTATACAGACACTGTGGGATGAAGAAACACAAGGCATATTTGCTGCTATTATCTCATTCTGGTTTGGAAGTCGCGCACTTCAGAGATCTAGAAGCAGTTCGTAATAATTATATGGTAAATCATGGGTTACTACAGAAGATATTATATGCAAGAGGAAACTGAAATGAACGCTATATTAGATAATCTGGGAGGTTGTGGTAAAGAAAGTATACTTTTAAAAGAAAGGACTAATAATATGGCTGAAGACATGAACGAGTATTTTGATACATATCATAAAGAGTCTAAATGCGACAGTTGTATAGAATGTAATTGTGACCCTTGTGTATGTAAATGCAGTTGTCATAAAAGTCCATTTGACAAAACAGAAATATTTAAAAATAAAGGAGAATAATAATGCCTTATGGAAAAGGAACATATGGAAGTCAAAGAGGAAGACCACCTAAGAAAAAATCCTCTAAAAAATCTTCTAAAAAAAAGAAAAAATAAATTAAATGCTAAATATTACTCAAGAAGCTAAAAACTATCTACGAGATATTACAAAAGAACATAATAAGGAGTATATAGCTTTTGGTGTAAAGGGTGGAGGATGTTCTGGATTTTCTTACATATGGGATTTTTCTGATGGTCCTCTTAAAGAAGATGAACTAATAGATATAGGAGATGGTGTATCTCTTATAGTAGACGGTATGAGTGTTATGTATACACTAGGAAGTAAAATAGATTACGTTAAGGAACTAGGTGGTACATACTTAAAAGTATCAAACCCTATGGCAGACAGCCAATGCGGTTGTGGAGAATCTTTTTCAGTTAAGGTGTAATTAAACGTGAGAAGAATGACTGATGAAGGGTTAGACCTTATTAAATTTTATGAAGGGTATTCCTCTTCTGCATACCTCTGCCCTGCCCAACATTGGACAATAGGCTATGGGGCTATTTGGGGGATGGATAATAAGAGAGTAACAGAGGATCATCCTGATATAAATAAAGATCAGGCAGACTATCTATTAAGAAGGGATGTAAGAAAATCAGAAGTTGCAGTATTACGACTAATAAAAGTACCGTTAGAAGATGGACAGTTTAATTCACTTTGTTCATTTGTATTCAATTTAGGTAGCGGTTCTTTACAAAGCAGTACATTAAGACGTAAAATCAATAGGGGGGATTATATTGGTGCAGCAAATGAATTTCCAAGGTGGATATGGGCTGGAGGAAGAAAATTAAAAGGATTAATAAAGAGGAGAAACGATGAGCGATTAATGTTTCTTGGATGAGTTTAGCAATAACATACAGACATTGGTATCCACCCTAGTAAAGGCTATGGGGTATTAGTAATAAATATCCTAAATAAACTTGTAGCAATAGTAGCTAGAGCAAAACTGTTTATTACCATTAATGCTCTGTCATTCCAAAGCATCCCTACAATCATCCACCCTGCAATCCCTACGAAATGGAAATAAAGATTAACAGGGTAGATGTTGTTGGACGTAAGTAACATACCAATCATAAGAACTACACTAGAGAACCACTTGATATACCAATCAAGGGTATACAGGGGGGTTTTGGTTACAATACTAGTTCCGTTGTGGTTGTCACTCATGTTCTAATTTATTCTTTACTCTTTTTTTCAGTCTTTGTTTTAGTCGGTTCACTACCAAAATCTACTATGGGATCAAAAGGCCACTCTTTAGCCCATTGAGCTTTATTTTTTTTCATTATATCAATCACTGACTCCATTTTTACCTCCTTTCTAAAAAAATGACCTCTGAGGATGCGCGAGAAATGCCCTCAAAGACCCCTTAATGTAGGTATAGTCCAAAAAATACCTACTTGCTCTGTATAAGGCTTAAAACGCTATATACAGGATTTTGCCTATTTTGAGTCATTTTTATTGCTAAAAGTAGTATCTGTTACCTCTCCAGTAGTTCCAGCATCCACCATACATAAAGAATTTATATCTTTAGGCATTATTACATTAGCAGACCATGTTCCTGTCTTTTTATTAAGATGAATTATAGTAACATGACCTCTTTCTGATACACCTCTGAATACAATTCTTTCTTTATGTATACCTTCAATTATTCCAGCTGCTATCGGAAGAGGCTTACAAGTTATAGAACTTTTAGGTTGTGACCAAGCTACTGAGATATTCATACAAATTACAAAGATAAGTATAAATATACAAGCAACAAAATAAGTATTACTAAAAATATCAAATTTAATTTTTTGTATAAGTTCTTTTATTAAATTCATTTTTACCTCCTTAATTTAAAAATATTTTTCTTAAATGATTTTCAACATACTCTTTTGCTCTATTTAAAGTTTGCAGGTTGTCATCAAATCCACCTAATGCTCTATTGCATTTATGACATAACCAACCTCTAAATGTTTCAGTGTCATGGCAATGATCAATAACCCAAGGTGTATTACTAGTAGCAGTACCGCTTCGTAAAACCTTTTCTTCACCTAAATTACAAATCGGACAAACATAACCTTTTTCAGGTACGCCATATTCTTTCTTTAATTTTTTTCGTATTGCTGACATTTTTGTATTGCATGACCTACACTCTGCTCTTAAATAATTTCCACCAGAACAGGGAGAGAAAGCGGATAAAGGTAAATACTCATTACATTTAGAACATACCTTACCATTTTCATCTGTTACTAAATCTTCATGTTCGTGAAAAAAATCAAGCTGCATTTTTCTTTATCCTTTTCAAGTGTATAAAATACGCCTTGTTAAAACCACGTTCCCATTCTTTATATCTTGATGTACCATAAGAATAGGGATTTGTCAGATTTTCTACAAATCCTATCATCCCTTCCTTATGTATTTTCTTTAGAGGATAAAAATCTCCACTATATACTCGTCTTTTCTTATACCCCACAAACTCCTCCTGAATTTGTTATCTCGCAAATATCATGTGTCTCAACGTGTTCATCAAATTCTTCACCTAACTTGTCTACTGCTTCAGAGTAAGGTACTGTAGATAAAGGCTGACCACCCCTACTACCGTCAGGATAACAAGTAAACCCTCTTAATCTGTGAGCGTAGGATGCTAGAGTGTTTGCAAAATTCTTAACCGTATCAGGGTTATTAAACTTTGTACCCCAAGCAGGTAAGTTAATAGTGGAACTGATGGACATATCAACATAGTCTTGAACATCTGCCTGAAATTTAATTCTTCTTTCGTAATCTTCTGCAAGATCCAATGCTGATTCAATACTCTCTGGATCAACACCGTACAAATCAATTAATTCTTGAGCAGCACTGTCTATAACGTATTGATACTTCCACCTAGTTCCACCAGTTAAATATCTTCGCTTGTATGCAACAGCAAAGATTGGCTCTATACCAGAAGAACTACCAGCAAGTATACTAATAGAGCCAGTTGGAGCAATAGCACGGTTCGCCACTGGCCTAGATATGGATAACTCGTCTGCAAATCTTCTAGAAACGTCATCACTAATCCCTTTATATACCGATAACCATCGGTGAAGATCGGTACTAACTTCATATTTTTCTCCTCTTTTAATAAGCCATTCATGCATTCCCATAAGTCCAAGACCTAATCTTCTGTTTTTTTGCCTTACAGCATGAACTTTCGGATAAGGTAATTCGGCTCTCAAGGTTCCGCATATTAAAAATTTAGTGGCTAAGTCTACTACATGGGCCAACTCTGATATCGACTCAATACGGCCCAAATTGATACTCCCCAAATTGCAAACATCACTGTCATCAGCACTACATACCTCAGTACAGGCATTGCGTAAAGTTTCATTCTCATTCTCCATAAAATTAAAACTGAATCCTGGTTCTGCTGTTCGTAATGCCTGTTCAATATTCTTAACAAACGTATCACCAACAGATCCAGTATTCCAGTACTCCAGTAACCAATCTGTATCATAGTTAATACTAATATTAGTCATATCTAACGGAGCGCGAAAGTTAAAATCTTGCTCCTTAATTTGCTTCAGGGTTAAACCAGTATCTCCTACTGGCATTGTATCCCAATCCTTTGCAGTAAGGAAGTTGGGAATATCGTTGTGCTTCCAATGCAGTGATGCATACATTGCTGATCTACGAGATCCACCCTGCATTACATTAGCACCAATAGAATTTATCATCTGCATTTTGGGAATTGGGCCAGACGCAAGACCTCCTGATCCACTAAGAGTACGACCAGATTCTCTATAGGTAGAATAGTCAATACCTATTCCTCCCCCTGTCATTAAACAAGACTCAGCTTTCCAACTGAGGTTAGCCCAATCCTCTCTTGTATCCTCTTCAGCAGACAATAGAAAACAGTTATTATAAAAGCGTTTGTCTCTACCTGCATAGTATAAGTACCTGCCTCCAGGAACAAATTTTAGATCAGTTATATATTCTGCAAGTTGACTTCGTTCTTCTTTTCTCATTAAGGCTTCTTCACCTGAACGATAGTTGCCACATACATCCTCAACTAAAACTTTAGCAAGTTGTTCCCAACTATCGCATCCAGTGTGTGCATATTTTAAATTAAATATATCCTCAGAAAACTTTGATCTGAACATAGGGTTCATGTTTGATTTAAATCTAGTCATGTATATCTGCCTTCACTATAGAAATGTCTACACCTTCAAAGTGATCTTCAAGAACCTCTTTGACATCATCAGGAAGAGTTTGAAGAAGACCATCTGCTCCATCTACAGGAACTATATGATGATCTTCTTCTACCCTGACTTTTACTAATAAAATAAAACTATGCATTAAAACCGAAATGTTCTACTACGCCATAAAGCAGTTGGTGTTAAACCATGACTTGATCTAGCTTCAGACAATGATTTAAATGCATCAGACAAACCTTTACTAGCTTCTTCATATACTACCTTTGCAGCTTCATATGCATCTTGAGCTTCATATACATCACCGTATTTAAGGCGTTGCAGTTCATCTTGTTTTATTTTAATTTCATCTTCAAGGGTTTTAATCATTTCATTATCCATCGTTTACTCCTTTCTCTATTAAGTCAGACAGATCTGGTGGTAAGTGACCTTTAGGTTTTACAATCTTTCCATCGCTCCTAACGGTTCCCTTTTCTAATTTTTCCATGTTATTACCGTGTACTCTTAAAAAAGCCTCATCTAAATACTTTAATTCTTTGTATCTCGATGCAAAACCAAATACAACATAGAGAACATCACATAACTCTTTCATCACCTTCTCTGGATTTATTTCATCGTCAGGTGAATGCATAGCATCTAGTTCTTCTATTAGTTCTTGATACTCCTCTGTCATGTTATTGACACAAAGCTGTAATCTTTTTTCGTTGTGTTCATCTTTAATTTTTAAACTGTGACCTCTACTTTGAAATGGAACTTTATCATATATCGCTCTCATTGTCAAGGCATTTGTTACAGAATCTTGCCATTCATTTAAACATTCTTTATAATTAATCTGCACTAAATTTCCTCCCTCTTAATCTGTCTAATTCTTCTTGTGAATCTAATTCTTTAAATTCAGGTATATATACTTCATCTATTAATTTATCTAAATACCATTTGGCTTTTTGTAAATCTTCTAATGGTTTACCTTTATAATCAAAACGCCAGAGATACTTCATTATGTTTCCTTTTAGATAATGTTTAAAGCTATCTCCTGTAGTCGCTTTGATTGCATCTATACACTCCACACCATGTTGATTGTAATGTGGGGGTTCATTTACCATGTCTTCAATCGTAATGGTTTCCTCACCCATAGTTAATATTCCCATAGTTTAAAACCTTTCATATTAATGTTTTGTTTGTGGTTTAAAATTGACATAAATTACGTTCTTTAGCTTTTTTTTATCCTCCTCTGATAAATTTTGATCTTCTTTTTCATATCTTTTTTGTGCATCGTCAATAACACTTTTTACTAACATTAATAAAGAATCACCAATATCATTTACAATATGATGACGATCAGTATCATATACATCTTCAGTAGCAAAATCACCACAGGTTATGTTAATACCTTCTCCATCATGCGTAATAAATAATCCAAATGTACAGTCAGGTACATTTATCATATGAGTTATTTCACTTTTTGACATGACATCTCCAAAAAATCTTTTGCATAAACGACTGCTAGTGGCTCTTTGCGATTTGCTTTGATGATCACTAACGGCTTAGTTCCTTTAGTCACATGACTTTCAGCTTGAGATATAATGTCATATATAGCAAACTTTGCTCTTGATTTACACTCTACAGCCCAAGGCCATTTCTTTCTAGCAAGTGGGGATAAACTAATATCTGGACCGTTTACTCCCATCGGTGTAGATTTAATATCATCCTGTTCCACACCTTTTAGTCGAGATAAAAGTAAATCCCTCACCCACTGTTGTAGTAGTCTCCCTTTGTTTTTAGCTGACGCTGGTTTCATATCGCCTAGCCATTTGAGTATAGTATTCATAGTTTCCTGCTTTTGATACAGGGTTTTTAGCGTACTTTAAATTAGGCCAACAAGAAAATTTATAGTCGCAAAACGTACAAGGCATCTGTAATTTTCTGTTACCAGTAGAGCGTTTATAGTATGTCTCCATAGTATCATCATACAGTCTTTCAAAGTGAGCATCCTCAGTGGTCTTGGATACCTGCAATGCTTTCTGCTCAATCAAGTCTATATAGTAATCCTCATCTTCTGGATCAGCTTCTATAACTTTGATCTCACCTGTACCTTTGTTTACTACAATCCATCCACCAGCTTTTACACCTTCAGCCCTAGCATATCCAAACAACTGACAGCAATAACCAAAGTCATCCTGTTTCTTTAGCTGTTCGTAGGATGCAAAGCGTTTGTCATATGACCAAGAACTAGCACTCTTAATATCCCAAACACTTTTATCACCTAACTGTATAACTAAGTCAAGTTCCCCATATAAATCCCCTGCCTTAGTAGATAACTTAACTTTCTTATTCATATCAGTTATCTCTATTCCTGCCGACAAGAGAATGGCAACAGCTAAAACTTCAGTCATATCACCGTAAGCCATCATAATCTTAAAGTGATTTGGCTTGTCTGCCTCTTTCCATCCTAACTTTGATGCTTGTAATTGACACATAGGTTTGCCAATCTGAGACATGGATGGGAGTCCATTACTGCTACCTAACTTTTTATAGTTAAATTTAGACAGCTTCTCATTAAACATCTGACTAGCTGTAAAAATTATACTTTTAGGTATCTCTGGGCCTCCAGACAGAAACAAGTCTAGCTTTGTTTGAAGATCATTCATCGTCTACTGGTTCTATAAACTCAGCACCAACACTGCCGTTACCTATATTCTCTCTCATTCTTTCGGTAACATCTTCATTCTCTTTTTGTATAACCTGTTGAAATGTAAGCAAATTTGCTTCATCATCCTTAGTTACTTTAATTTTATTATCAACTATAGGTTTGTAATTAAGAACGAACCACTGATTAGATCCTCGCTTCTCAACTTTAAAGTCTATGCCAAGCTCATAGTTAAAGTGCTTTAGCTTTTGCTTTTCAAGTTCACCAACAACTTTACCTATTTCGTAAAAGTTAGATGGGCCAAGACGCATACGGAATGGTATTGGATCAAACTCTACTGGCTCTGATCCAGGTTTTACTGCATCATTCATTCTAATCATGCCAAACAAATGTCTATACAATTTTGTTCGACTAGCTTTTGCATATGCTACAGGATCTGAAGCCTTGAGTTTTTCTTTTTGTCTGGATGGCATCCAGCCACATTTATTTCCACCAAACCAATCAGTAGCCTTATCAGCAAACCTGATAAAATGCTGAGACATATTTGCATATTCCTCTGCATCACTGTCAAATACAGAAGTCTGCATGGTTGTTGCAAAGACACGAACAGCAACGTCCTTGCCAAATACAGGGCCATGATCAGGATGCTCAAGTCTTATTGATGGTACTGGTACACTAGCCATCTCTTCACCATAGAATGCATCTCTATTTATTGATGCTCTAGGTATTTGTGGGCCAGTGTCTTCTGGCACTACGAAAAGATTCGTAGATTGATTAAAGTCTAATTCAACTAACGACATTTTTTTCTCCTTTCAAAATGTATAATGCTTATAACATATTAATTTTGATTTGTCAAGCACAATCTTCCTGTTCCATCCAATTTTTTCCAATCGACATTTCAACTTCCAAAGGAATAAATTTTTCTAAACCAAATCTTTTTTCTGCTTCATCTTGTGCTTTAACCAAACAAGTAGGAGCAATCTGCTTTACTTCCTCAATCTCATCTGGATGACAATCTACTATAACAGAATCGTGTACCGTGTTGATAACTAAGCTCTTTAGTCCACGTTCCTTTAGCTGTTTATGTAGCAGTATAACACCAAGAGGAACAATCTCAGCAGTGGCTACAGACTGAACTGGATAGTTCACGATTTGAGTTTTAGAAGATGCGTTACCCTGTTTAGTACGATAGACATTTGGGAACGCAAACTGTCTACCTGTAGCAGTTGTAACAACCTCATTCTCAATCGCTTCAGACTGTAAAGTTTTGTGCCAGTTAAACACTCCTGCATACTTTCCAAAGAACTCCTGAAAGTATACTCGTTGTGCAAATGTACCCTGTGATCCTCCGTATAGAGGTCTGAAAGTAGATGCTTTGGCAGCACCACGTTCTGTTGGTTCTCCATTATCTGTAAGAACCTTTGCCGTATATGCGTGGACATCGAAGCCCTCCCTTACTTCTTGTTTTATTCTCTCATCCTTGGCAAGGATACCTGCAACCCTAAACTCTAATTGAGAATAATCTACTTCAAGTAATTCTCCACCTTCAAACCTACTGACAAACGCCTTGCGAACAGGGAACAGTTTACCTTTAGGCATATTTTGTAGGTTGGGATTACTACTGCTAAGTCTACCTGTAGCTGTTATACATTGGTTAAAGTTAGCGTGAAGTATAGTATCACCTTCTCGTATACCCTTTTTAATACCCTCAATAAACGAACTACGATATGTATCTATAGCAGACAATCGTATCAAAGAGTTAAGAAACTTCTTGACTTCTGGATTTTTTTGCGTCTTTTCCAAATCAACAAGAGTATTCTTATCAGTCTTAAAACCTCCTGCTGATGCTAGTGCAACAATCGGGGTCACTTGAAGTCCTGCCCTTTCTGGCAACTCTTTGTATTCAAAACCTGTACCGTTACAATGATCACACTTAGTCATATTTTTAAACTTAGTGCCATCCTTTTTAATCTTATAGTACCCACCTCTGCCAAAACAGTGTGAACATTTCATTGCCTGAGTTTTATATGTAGGAGTAAAACAGTCCTCTACGCATTTAATAAAACCTGAGTCCATCATCTTTGGTCTGCGCTTTGGTTTACCTCTAGCATCTACTCCTATGTTCATGTATTCACGCCAAGATTTTTTATTATTTAACTTGTATGAATAAATAACCTGAGACAGTTGCTCTGGACTACTTAGATTGATTGGTGTATCTCCTACAAGTTTTTTAACTGTAGTATTTAAATACATTTGAAGATGCCTTTGTTCTTTCTCGTAGTCCTCATCAACTTTATTCAGAACATCTATATCAATAGCCATACCTGCTCTCTCTATGTCAGTAAGCACATCACAGAACTCACACATAAGATCTCGTATAGCTAAAAGAGAGTGGTTTGATTTTCTTTTAAACAGTGCTTGTTGCTTCTGAAATACTTCAGCAGTAGACATAACATCATAGTATAAATAATTTTTCTGATCTTCATCTGACATATCACTGTAGTTAAGACCTTTATCAAGAGTATCTTTCAATAGACTTTGCTTACGAATAACTTTATATTTCTCAGACAAAGCATCTAACGAAAGTTTATTTCGTAAACCTTTGCTAAGTACATACTCATTAATCATCGTATCAATAATCTTAACATTGCAGTTTATACCTGCTTCACGCAACCAAGCTACATCAAACTTAGCATTGTGAGCTACGACATACTTAGCTTCGTCTATGGCTTTTTGAAACTCATACAAATAATAATTATCTACAGGAAACTTCTTGATATATACAGCACCATCACT